GGTTTAACAGCAGCTCAAAAAATATGCGGTCAGGGTAATGGCTGTAATTCCTTCCAATCCTCTACTAGCAGCGCAATTTCAATTAGTTGTGGTTGTCCATAAAAAATATAAATTATGCCTATAGCTTACCCATATAAATTTTCAGATTGGTACGGATACGATAAAGATTGTACCACAAGAACATCTGCTTTTAGATACAATGGTACAGTTGGTAAACCTGCTTTTGAATGTGATATATCAAGAGCTATAACAACACAATTTTGGCACAATGGTTCATTGAGTTTACCCGGAAATGGTGATACATGCTACACATCGGCTGCAGGAAATAATTATTTAGGAAATGGAAATTATTCTATAGCTGGGACTTCATACACTGGAACCCCATTTAGTGTAATAACTATTAGTGGAGGTTCAGGAGTTATTTCAGCAACATACAGTTGTATTATTCCATAAAAACAAATAAAATGAAAATATTAGATAGTACCATACAGGATTACACAGGAACCAATTTTTCAGTCTATAAGAGGGAAGAAGGGGAAACTATTATTAAATATAACACATCAGGTGATATTATAGAAAACAATGAAATGTATTCTAAGGTAATGCTAGGTAAATGTGAGACTTGTAATCCCTTTTTTAAAAACTCATTTAATGGGTTTTCATATGACACAGTATTAATAGTAGGTTTAGGGTTAGGTTTAGTTCCTCAAGAACTATCTGAGGTAAATAAGTGTAGTAAAATAGACGTTTTAGAGATTGACCAAGAAATTATAGATTACAATATATCATCAGGACATTTAAATAGTGATATTAATCTTATTCAAGGAGATATTTATAATTATACAACTACGGAAACATATGATTTGATTATTATAGATACTATATGGTATGAGCACGAAATGACTGATGAAGATTATGGGTTATTGGAAAGTAGATTACTACCTAACATAAATACAGGAGGGGCATTATATGTACCTATTAAGAATAAATTTCTAGTAAAATAACTTGATATATCTAAAAAAACAAGTTATATTAAATTAAAACTAAACATATGAGTTGGACTTACAAATCACAAGAAATATCCGATATCACCCAATTTCCAGAAAATACTTACGGTTTTGTATACATTGTTACGCATAAACCTACTGGGAAAGCATATATTGGAAGAAAAATATTACAATTTACTAAAAAAGTTAAATTAGGAAAGAAAGAATTAGCAGCCTTAGCAGGTGTAGTTGGTCGTCGTCCTTCATACAAACTAGCAGTTAAAGAATCGGATTGGAAATCATATTATGGTTCACAAAAAGAAATTAAACAGTTACTTGTAGAGGGTAAAAAAGACGAATTCGAACGTACTATATTAAAATGTGTTCCTACTAAAAAATCACTCACTTATTTTGAAATCAAATATCAAATGATATATCAAGTACTAGAAAAACCAGATGAATTTTTTAATGATAACATTCTAGGTAAATTCTTTACAAAAGATTTAGAAGATATTGAATTTGAAGATTTCGTGGATAACCATAAATAACATTGTATATTACCACCTATGGTAAATCAGTTATTAGTTACATTAGTAAATTCTGTTTTAAGGACAGGAAAATCGACCGCTAGAAATAACTATGCTTATGATTGTCCATTTTGTCATAAACCTAAGAAATTAGAAGTAAAATTAACTGAAAACAGGGAGGGAAAAAACCCATGGCATTGTTGGTCATGTGGTGTAAGGGGCACTACTATTTATAGTTTATTTAAACAACTAAAAACAACATCAAACAAGTTTACTGAATTAAATAGTTTAGTAAAATCATCAAAAACATATAAATCTGCGGAAGTTGTGTCTAATGTATCATTACCCGATGAGTTTATTAGCCTAAATAACGTTAGTAACTCAAGTATTATTGCTAGGCACGCGATGGAGTACTTAAAAAATAGACACATTAGTAAATACGATATTCTAAAACACAATATAGGTTTTGTAGATAAAGGTTTATATAAAAATATGATAATTTTACCTACATATGATGTTGAGGGTAAATTAAATTATTTTACAGCCCGTTCATTTGAAAAAGAACCATATGTAAAATATAGAAACCCCCCAATAAGCAGAGATATAATACCTAATGAACACATGATTAATTGGAACGTACCTATTATATTATGTGAGGGTTTATTTGATGCTTTAGCTATAAAAAGAAACGCAATCCCTCTATTAGGGAAAAATATACAGGATAACTTAATGAAAAAAATAGTTACCTCTGTAGTAGATAAAATTTACATTGCATTAGATAGGGATGCAATCAAACAAGCTTTGAGGTTCTGTGAGAAATTAATGGCAGAAGGCAAAGAAGTCTATCTTGTAGATTTACAAGATAAGGACCCGAGTGAAATGGGTTTCGAAAATTTCACTAAACTTATTCAAAATACAGTTCCATTAACCTACTACGACTTAATGGAACAAAAATTAGCTATATGATCAAAAAATCATACAAAAGACTATTAGAAATATCAGATGATTACCAACAAGTTACAATGCCCGATTCTAGGTATTATAGACGTAATGGTAATTACTACCCATCAATAACTCATGTTTTAAGTACTTACCCAAAAGGTAAATATTTTGAAGATTGGCTTAAAAAAGTAGGACATGCATCTGAACATATTGTTAAGAAAGCAGCTGCAGAAGGCACACAAGTACATGAAATGATTGAGGATTGGTTAAATGGAAAAGAAATTACATTTCTATATCCTGATGGTAACCCAAAAATGCCAGCACACGTTTGGCAAATGTTCCTTAGATTCGTTGATTTTTGGGAAACATATAATCCAGTATTAGTAGAAGCAGAAGTGCACCTATTCTCGGACGAACTTCAAGTTGCGGGGACGTGTGATTTGGTATGTGAATTGGAATTTAACGGAAAAACTGAACGTTGGATTATAGATTTTAAAACATCTAACCACTTACAGACAACCTATGATTTACAAGGAGCACTATATGCCCAGTGCTATGAAGAATGTTATGGTAAGAAAGTAGATAGAGTAGGGGTTTTATGGTTAAAATCTAAATCAAGAGGTGAGGATAAAGCTGGAAAACGTTTAAAGGGTAAAAATTGGGAAGTTTATGAGTCACCTCGCACACAAGAGGAAAATTTAGAAATATTTGGCCATGTAAAGGCATTATTCCATTTAGAAAACCCTAAATTAACACCATACACCTCTACATTCCAAACAACCTCTAAAAGAAAATCATAATGGATTATGACTTTTCGAGTTATAATTCTATAGAAGATATTGAAGATATTAATATATTAAAAACACAACTACTCTCAACTATAGAAAACAATGTGGTAGAACCATATGAAGCTATTTTTATAGTTGGTAGTTTTTGTTTTAATATTGGTAAGTCTAATGACATTGACATAATATATTGTGTACCCGAAGAATACAAACACATCAAATATCCTTCTTTAGAGGGAATTGGTTATGATATGGTCAATAGTTTTGCTAAGTATGATATCTTACTAACTGAAAAATTAAACAAACCTATTCAATTAATACCCAACAACTACAAATATTTCAATGAAAATAATGATAAATTCATTAAACCCCCTTTATTTAATTTAATTACATTAGAATGGGTTAATAAAGAACATGGAGAAGTATTTAATAAGAAATGGTGGAATAACGAGTGGATTAACAAAAACGCATAGATAAATACTTTTTACATATTTATAATAAAATCAAACAACTAAATTAAAAATAAAATTATTATGGTTTACACTCACGACGGCCCAGGAGATTGGAGACAATTTATTTTAAGAGAACACATCTCTTCATTACCAGTAGATGAACAAAGAAGAGCATTCTTAAAAGAACAATATGAATTTGAAAGTTTCCAAGCACAACAAGCTTTTTTACAATCAAATTCACTAAATTCCTTGAACAACCAAAACCACCAAGGTGGTAACTTAAAAAATAAAGTATTAAGTGCTACTTATGGTGGTACCTTTACTTCGATTTCAAGCAATACAACGTATATTGATGTTTTATTCGAAGAGAGTGTATCTATACAAGGTGCTGGCGTTCCTTTTATTGAAATAGTTAATGGACAACAAGGTGGAGGTTCAGTTGCGACTTTCAACTATAACTATGCTTCGGGTGCAAATTCAAAGACATTAAGGTTCACACACGCTCACCCTTCTTCACCAAATAATGATGGTGGAGTAGCTGCAAATGTAATTGCGGTTGGTACTGATTTAGCAGGTAATGCAACAGGAACAATTTCAGGAGGGACGGATGCTAATTATAATGGAGTTCCATTTACAGGTGTGGCAGGTGTTTCTGATATAGTTGCAGATTGTATTTTAGATGGAGGAGGAGTATTATCTAGTATTTCATTTGTATCACAAGCAACAGCATATGCTTTTAAACCAGGGGATGTATTAACAATTGATGCCGCTGCTTTAGGGAGTGGTGGAACTGGTACTATTACAGTAACTATAGCCGCTAATGACTTAACAGGTGATATATTAACATTAGTAGGAACTACAATTAATGAAAATGGATCAGAAATTTACAACTCAGCTAATAACCCAGGAGCTCAATTAGATTTATCATATACTTCTAGTAGTACACTTACAGCAATAGCAAGTTAAGTATAAAAACTACATAAGTAAATTAAAGATAAGCGCGTATTCATTTGGATACGCGCATTATTTTTCGTATCTTCACGTGTTCGAATGGTTCGAACGATTAAAACAATAAAGGTTATGGATATTCACACACAAACAACACTTGAAATCGAATTTAATGCAGGAGTAGAATATACACCTACTATAGTATTTGAAGGAGTTGAATTAGAAAGCAAAACCTTTAGTAACAAAACCCACCAAATCGAAGAGTTACTTGAATATATTACTTACAATGAAAATGGTGGGTGTGATGTGTATCTTTAAAAATAATTAAAAGTAATGCGCAGGAGGCTTGGCTACCCGGGATATCTTTCGTATCTTCACGTATAAGTAAGAATATTAATTTAAAACAATTAAGGTTATGATGAGTCCAGAAAGTCTTTACATTGCAGAACAGGAATATTTTAGGTTTGAAGAGATTATGAATACAAAA